TCGATATAGTTGAAGGAACTCAAATAGATTCTAAGCTAACATCTGATTTTTTAATGACAGATAAAGACAAAGGTATTTCAACATTAGATAATCCTTATATATTAATAGTATCTTCACCAATATCTAGTATAAGAAAAATACAAAGTGTATTAGAACATGTTATAAAACAAGGTAGAAGCCTACTTATTGTTGCAGATGTTGAACAACAGCCAAAAGCTGCGCTTATTGCTAATAAAGTTAAAGGTAATATTAAAGTAAATATCATAGATCCACCTGGTTTTGGACCTACTAGGCAAGAAACTGTTGAAGACTTAGCATTTTTAACTGGAGCTACAGTAATAAACGAAGCTTTAGGTGATGATTTAGACTTAATTGACCCTTCTTGTCTTGGCGAAGCTGCAAAATCTGTTACAGACAACAGAAACACAGTAATACAAACCATAGATTTAGGCAACGATTTTACTGAAAGAATCAAAAGCATAGAAAAAAAGATAAAAAACGAAAAAAACCCTTACATTAAGAGTAAAATAGAGCAAAGATTAGCTATGTTAAACGGTTCTGTAGGTATAATTAAAGTAGGAGCACAATCTAAAATTGAATTAAAAGAGAAAAAAGACAGAGTTGAAGACGCAGTGCACGCCACAAAGGCCGCTTTAAAGGAAGGTATTATCCCAGGCGGTGGCGTAGCACTATTAAACGCCTCTGAAAAACTAAAATCTACTGCACTGGGCGAAAAAATACTATTAGACGCAGTAGAAGAGCCGTATAATGTAGTTTTAAGTAATGCTGGACTAAAAAAGCCAGAGCTTAAACAAGAAAAAGGCCACGGAGTTGATGTAGTAACAGGAAAATGTGTTAATATGGTTGAATCTGGTATTATCGACCCTGTTCTTGTGACAAAAACCGCGCTAAAGAATGCAGTTAGCGTAGCTAGTACAATATTATCTGCAGATTGTGTAATAAGTAATATGAGAACAAATGAAAGCAATTAATTATTATATAGTAGTAGATAAAATCAAAGAACCACCTAAAAAAATAGGTGGACTAGAATTTACTGAAGAACAAAACAAAGATGTTAGATATTTAAAAGCAAACGTTATTAGTGCTGGAAACTTAGTTAAAGGTGTTAAAAAAGGTGATTTAGTATATTACGATCGACATGCAGGACATGGTATACAATGGAAAGATGAAATGTATCATGTGATACAAATAGGTGATATTGTTATTGTTGACAGTAAAAAATAAATTTAATATAGTTTATTATTTGTAAAAACAAGTAATCTAATATATATATGTAAACATTTTATTAATCTTTCGATTGCACTTGAAAAATTCCAATCGAAACAAAAACAACAACAAATGGAAAAATTTATTTGCTTTGTAAGTGGAACAGACGATGCTTGTATGTATCCACTAGACGCTCTTAGGGGCCTTGCTGTTACAGCTGAATCTACTATTCTAATGACATTCACTTCGTTTAGAAGTAGCACTGGTGATACTGAAAGAGATACAGTAACATTGACTTGTACTGCAGACAAAGAAAAAGATGTAATGACGGCTATAGCAAGACAAATAGCAACCGGAAGAGACTCTTTTGTATTGTTAGCTGATGATGTAGCTTCTACGTATGTACATCCAGATCTTACATCAATTACTATTGCTTACTCATCGTAATTTGAATGAGATTATCTAGTTCCGATTTACGTGAACTAAAAATATTGAAGTATTACAGGCTCACTAGAAAGTGGGCTTGTAAGACTTTCAATATAAAAGATGCAGACTTAGAGTTATTAATATACTTAGACTGCAAAGGACATTTTACGCGAAACGACTTTATAAACGGAGTTTATACTTATTCTTGGGATAAACAACGTTGGGAGAGATTAAGAAAAAACGGCTGGATAGACGTTTGGCGACAAAGAAATCACACTACAATCAAATACAGCATTTTTAAGACTTCATTTAAGTGCAAACAACTAATAAGCAGAATATATAGAATACTTCTTGGCGAAGAGGATATACCTACCGGCGAAAGAAGTATATTTTATAAAAACAAATCATATGAACAAAAGGTTTATAGTAAAGCTGTTGATGATATGATAAACGATAAACAAAGGTAATATGGCATTTAGGTTACCAAAAACAAAAGCAGATCTTTTTGGCTATGATGAAAAACTATCAAGGCCGGATAGACCTGTGTTTTATAAAGACCTAGAAGATGGCGTGTTAGCTGAAGCTAATAAAGATAAAACAATATTCTTAGATGTTAGTTTAAAAAACAAACCTAAGCAAGCAGAGTACGCAACTAAACATGAAGATGTTCATCTTGAGCAATTTGGCAGAGGAGATTTTGATTATACTGATGATACTGTAACATGGAAAGGAAAAACAGTTGCTAGAGCAGAAATACAAGAAGGTAACAAAACTCTTCCGTGGGAACAAGAAGCATATGCTAGGGTTAAAAAACCAAAAAAAAATGCAAAGTAGAAAAAAAGATTTTAAAATAGATAATAAGTTTACTAGAAGCAAACCTCTTCCTGGTTTATCTAGTAATAATTCTTCTCCTGCAAAGTTTGCTAATCAACCAATTAAGCCAGCTTCTTCTCCGGCAGAATATAACGCAGCATTAGTCGAAGGTAATCAAATGACACACGATAAGTTTTTAAATGCTGCTGCCGCTATAAACCTTCCTCTTAGACACGAAGTTTATTATGGTGATACTGCTGATAAAAGAAAGCAGAGAAGAGCGCAAGAGAGACAAGAATATGATAAAGGCAAAGATCAAGATCCTAATAAACCAATAAAAACAACACCTGAAAACGGTGATGAATTAGTTACAGGAGACGAACAAGTATAAAAAAAATAATTATGGCATACAAACAAGGTAATAATCCATTTTCAAAATCTGTTGCTAAACTAGCAGCAGCCGCAGGACCGCTTATACAAGCAGTCGCGCCAGCAATAGCTGGCAAAGTAGTAAGCAAAGCTATGGACAAAAAAGATAGCGCTAGTAAACTAAAAAGTAAAGCTGCTGGTAAATTAAAAAGTAAAGCTGCTGGTAAATTAAAATCAGAAGATAATAAACCTTTTTACGATCCAAAGAAGCCTGCTCCAACTCAAACAGAAATGGATAGTATAATGAACTTTAATAAACAGCAATTTTTTGATTCAGAAAAAAAACTAATTACTCCAACAGAACGTGATAGTATAATGAACTATAACAAACAAAAATTTTTTGATTCAGAAAAAGAACCAAAAGATGAATCACCTAATTCATCATCTGGTAAACTTAAACACTCTGCAGCCAAAGTAAAAGATGTTGCTGGAGAAACTATAGAAAGAATAAGCAAATCTTCTGGAGTTACAGATCAAGAAGGTTATTTAGGTCAATTAGATTTAACTAAAAAAGAGTCTGAAAGAGAAGTTGAAAAGCAAGCTGATAGTGATGAAGCTTTTTACAAAAGCTTTGATAATCCAAAAGACAAAAAGAACGCTAAAGATAAATACAATCTAGATATTACTAATCAAAGTGATTTAGATCAATATATAAAATTAAAAGAGCAAGACTTAGGTTATACTAGTAAAACGACAGAAAAGTTTACTCCTTTAGAAGAACAAGGAGGAGGTGATCTAGCTGCTAATAAAACAGCTTATGAGCAACGTAAAGATTTTCAAAAACAAAAAAGAACTGCTAGAAGACTTTCTGGTATTATTGATAAAGACGATCCTACTTTTGGTGGATCAAAAAGACAGCGTAAGAAAAAATTAATGAGAGAACACTTGTTAAGAACAGATCCTACTACAGGCGAAACAATGCTTTCTGATCAAGCTAGGTCAATGTATGGAGATGCTAGTACTTTTCAAAAAAGAAAATATGATCCTAGTAGACTAACATCTGGTTTTAAATCAGCTACAAAAGGAGGTTTAGTATCAGATACGGAAGAAAATAGAAAAAAGTATGGTCACATGACTAGAGAACAAATAGAAGCTCAACTAAGTGATTCTGCTGCTAACTTAAAAATGAGTGCGGCAAAACTTAAAAAGAATGGACCAATAGCAAAACTTATAGGAGGTCAGAAAAAAAGACGTGGAATGCTCAAGGGCGGCAATATGGCCGGCGGGGTTTTTTAATATACAATATTACTAATTAATTACAAAAAAATAAGAAATGAAAAACTTACCAATTACAATGCGTGTGCGAGCGGCTATGCAGTCACAGCAAGAACAAAGCGCTGCAAAGCTACGCAAAGCAAGCGTTGCTAAGGCGGAAGGAGAAATAGATTACAAGAAAGGAGAACAAGGTCCTAAAACAAAAGATCAAACTGTTTATGAATCGGCTTTAGCAAAAAATCCTAATCTTAACAAATTGATAAAGCAAAGAAACGCAGCTGAAAAAGGTAGCGCGGAATATGCTAAAGCACAAAACGCTATAAATGCAGCGTATGGCGTTAAGAAAAGGTATACTGTTCCAACTGAAACTAAAAAAGTTGAAACTAAACCAGTTGAAACTAAAGCAACTGAAATTAAAAAGAAGGCTGATACTAAAGTAGAAAAGATTGAAGATAAAACTGATGCTAAAGTAGCTAAGATAGAAGAAAGAAAAGAAACGCAAGAATCTAGAAAAGATAAAAGAGATAGAGTAAAACAAGCTAGAAAAGATAAGAGAGAAGAAATTAAAAAAGCTAGAAGAGGAGAAGATAGTGCTGCTGAAATGAAAAAAATGGATAGTGCTGGTAAGTTAAAAAAAGAAAAATTTGAGTCCAGGGGGCACGGTAAAAAATACGATAGAAAAATAAAGGCAATGCACAGGCTAGAAGATAGAGCTGACGATAAATTTCTTTCTACTATTGGCAATGAAGCGAAGAAAATGAGCAAAAAGAAAAAAGAAAGACGTAGAGATAAAAGCGATAAGCTTCAAGAAAGAGCATACACTAAAGCCAAACAAGCAAGAGATATTAGAAAAGGTGCTGCTAGTAAAATGAAAAAAATGAATAGTCCAGCAGATTTTAACGCAGAGTTAAAAAAAGCTGCTAATGAAGGCAAACTAGATAATAATCCTAAATTTAAAGCTGCTGTTTTAGAAGGCTCGCCAGCTCAACTTAGAAGTATGTTTTTAAAAGAGGTTTTAAAAAGAGGAGGATCAAAACTTTCTAAAATAAAAGATTCTGTAAAAATATTAATAAAGCCTAAAGTTTCTAAGACCAAAGCTCCTAAAGTTAAAACAACTAAGACTAAAGTTACAACTAAAAAAACAGGAGGCCCAGGTTCAGGTCCAAAAAAGGGAGGAGTATACAAAGATACTGCGCAGAACAGAAAGCTAGGCAGAGTTGGTAAACCTTACGCGCCAAAAAGTGGTAAAACAGGAAAAAGTGGAACCGGTGATTTAAAACCGCCTGGTGCTGAAGAAAGAGCTAGAACAACTTTTGAAGGAGCTAAAGATTCTACTAAAGGTGGGACGTATTCTGGTTTTGGAGGTAGACTTAGACTTGCTGGAGATATTGGTAGTGCGTATATAATTGGTAAAGAAATTTTGGGTAAAAAAGACAAAGGCACAGGAGATCCTGTTTTAGACGCTAATTTAAACTTGTCTAAAGATAAGAAAAAAGGTTCATCAACTAAACCAAAATCTAGCGATGGTAGCAGTAGCAGTAGCGTTAGTACTAGTAGTAGCACTACAACAGCTCCTACGACTTCTCGAGGATCTTCAAGTATTTCAAATAGATACCAAGAAATTGGTGGTAATAGAAGAATAAAGAAAAGAACACAAAGAGTTTCTGACAGGACGCAACTAAAATTAGCTAAAGCAGAATTAGTTAAAGCTAAAAAAGCTTTAAAAAAAGCTAGAAAAGAAAAATAATATATAATGAGTTTTTTAAGTAAAATATTTTCAGGTGGCGCAGCTACCGCAGTAGAAAAAGTAGGTGGCGTATTAGATAAGTTTATTACAACTAAAGAAGAAAAAGCACAAGCATTAAACGAGATCAATAAAGTTTTCTTAGATGCTGAAGCAAAAATACAAGAACAAGTTACAGCTAGATGGAACGCGGATATGGCTTCTGACTCATGGTTAAGTAAAAATATCCGTCCACTTGTAATGATATTCTTAGTGGTGTCAACAGTTTTACTTATATTTGTAGATGCTGGTGCTATTAAGTTTGCGGTAAAAGAAAGCTGGGTTGATCTATTGCAGTTGGTATTGATAACAGTTATTGGTGCTTATTTTGGTGGACGCTCTGTAGAAAAAATTAAAAATACAGATGTAGGTTCGTCTGATATATTTTCAAGTAGAAAAGATAAAAAAAACAAATAAATTAAAAAATTAAAATTATTATGAGTGATTACTTAAATACAGAAACAGCGTTTGCTTTTGGGCAATTTGGTTCTGCTTTTGCAGATGCAACTGCGAATACTATTACTCCACCAGAAAAACTAGCTATTGTTGCTATTACGTTTTTAGCTGATACGTCGCTTGATGTACTAACAGCGGCTAATGCGAATGTATTTCCAACTATAGGGGCTGCTGCGCACGACAATGGTCATTATACTAGAACTGTTAATGGAGCTACAAGTAGCTCAACAAGAGTAGTATTTGATCAAGAAAACGCTGGAACAAATTTTGGTGTAGACAATATAGAGGTTGGAGATGAGCTATATACTACCACAACAGGAGTTGCTATAAGCACAGTAACAGCCTTAAATCCTGATGACGACGATACAAAAGAAATTTCAATAGCTGATAGTTCTTCTATAAGCGATGGGATTACTGTTTCTTTTCTAAAGCCTAATAGAACAAGCGCTCAAGGTGTTGGTGGTATGGCTATAGATAGTTCGCAAGTATTTCCAAAAGGATTAACTATATACGGTAGATGGGATTCAGTTTCAATAAGCGCTGATGCTAGCTCAGGCGGTATAATCTGTTATTTTGGCTCATAATGTTAGGAGTAGGTAATTATATATCATCTACATACGAACATTTATACAGTTTGTTTTTTGACGGTACGGGCGACGGATGCGCGGCTGGAACCAATGTTTTACATTTTGGAACAGCTGATTACAGTATTTCTTTATGGCTAAATATACGTGATGCAAATCCAGGTTCAAATCAATATATATGGGCTAAGCGCCAGAACACTGGAAATAGAACCGAACTTGCAATACAAAATTCTAATTCTAAACTTGTTTATGTAACAAGAGGCGGAAGTAATGATTGTGGAACTATTTTAGGAGCTGGAGCTATAACGGCATTAGAAAACACTTGGGCTCATATAGTTATTTCTCACGACAGAAGTGACAAGGTAACGCTTTACGTAAATGGAACAACAGATACATACGGTGGAGTTAATACAACAACAAATGCAGCTACTTTAACTAATACAGGCAATCTTACATTTGGCTGTAAAGATGCTTCAGTGGGAGATCCAATGGCCGGCAATCTTACAGACATAGCTATGTTTAATGTAGCTTTAGATGATGCAGCAGCGGCCGCTATTTATAATAGTGGTAAGCCTTTTGATTTAAGATTAAATAGAGGTAGTTACGATAACTCATCAGCGCTTACTGGTTATTGGAGATGCAACGATGGTAGTGGTGCTACTTTAAAAGACGAACTAGGTTCTACTGACTCAACAATAGCAGGCACAAAAGCCTTTTCAACAAATACTCCCGATGATTAATTATGTTATAGTAAATAAATCAGAAGTAGCAAGCTTTGATTTTTCTAAGCTTTTAAATACTTCAGCAGATCTTTTAAGAACGAGCAACGATGGATCTAAGTGTATAGTTAAATACGAAGGTAACAAACCTAGTTTTTTAACTAGCAAAACAACATATACGCATAGCGAAATATTAGAAATAACAAGAGACTCTAGTAGCGATTGGTATGCAGAATCAGATTTAACATAACTTTATTTAATGAAATTAAACACAGACAACATATCGCACTTGTTTGTTGATTTTGATTACTCTCAATTTAAAAGTCAAAAGCATCCAGAAAATAAATCTATAATAACATTTAAAGAAATTAATGATTTACAAAAACTACCCGATGATGAAGATTTTGTAAAAGAAAAAGATGATATTGCAGAAGTTTTTAAAAAAGCAACTAAAAAAAATAATTTAAAATATCCAAGAAAAATAGTTCATAGTCTTATAGATCAATCTAGACAACCGTTAATGAATATAAAAAATTATTTTAATAGACCAAGACCTAAAGTTTTGGCTGATAGTTTTGGTTTGGATTTAAAAAACGTTGAACTACCTTCTATGCAAACGCCTTCATATCCGTCTGGACACTCTGCTCAAGGAGTTTTAGTGGCAAGAGTTTTATCTGAAATATATCCAGAAGCAGAAGGAGATTTTATGCAAGAAGCAGAAAATATATCTTACAGTAGAAACATTGGAAAATCACACTACAAGTCAGACTCTGATTTAGGCAAGCAAATAGGTGAAGCAATGTATGAACACGTAAGAGACAAGCTTTTTAATTAACCAATAAAAAGAGTAATAATTATAAGTAAATACAAATTAAATTAAATTCAATGACTAAAAAAGCAAAAAAGATTACAGAAGAACAACTTAATCAATTAAAAGAAGTTGTTACTAAATTAAATCAAGTACAAGCACAGATAGGTAATATAGAAACACAAAAACACGAGTTGCTGCATGCATTTGCTGAAATACAAAACGACTTGCAGTCTACTAGAAAAAAACTAGAAGAACAATATGGAGATGTTACTATAAACTTTATAGACGGTACTATAACTGAAAAAGAAAAAAACAATGCACTTAATAAGGAAAATTAGTATCGGTAGAGATTATAAAAACGAAGCCATGCACTACTCTGTTGGACAAGAGGTTTACGGAGGTCATATTATACATAATATAGTAGAAGAAGAAGATAAATATAAGATTTTTATTAAAAAGAATAACGAGGTTTTACCTTGGAAAGACTTTAATAAAAACATGGCAATAGCGATTGAATATAACTTAGAATATTAATGAAATCGTTATTTAAGTTTGTTATTGAACCTAAAAATGGTAGGTATAATAATGAAAAAAAAATAGGTGACAAAAACCTGTTATTAAACACAGAGTTACAAAATCACCAGTATGTTAATAGAAATGGTTTTGTTTTATCAAAACCTATAAATGAAGAAACTGATATAGAGGTTGGAGATGAGGTTATAGTTCATCATAACGTTTTTAGACGTTTTTATGACGTTAGAGGAACAGAAAAGAATAGTTCAAGCTATTTTACCGAAGACAAGTATTTGTGCGCCTTAGATCAAGTTTTTTTATATAAAAGAAATAACAAATGGTATGCTCCAGAAGGATATTGTTTTGTTAAACCAATTAAGTCTAATGATATTTTTGATAATGAAAAAGAAAAACCTTTAATAGGTGTTATAAAATATTTAGATAAAAGTTTATCTAACAAAAATATTAACTATAATGATTTAGTAGGTTTTTCTCCAATGAGCGAGTATGAGTTTATTATAGATGGTGAAAGATTATATAGAGTACATTCTAATTCAATAACAATTAAATATGAATATCAAGGAAACGAAGAAGAGTATAATCCAAGCTGGCTATAGAGCCGTTGAAGAGTTAATAAAGGTAGCTAAAGAAGAGATTGTTGATACAGAAGATGATGTATCTGCTGATAGATTAAAAAACGCTGCAGCTACTAAAAAACTAGCTATATTCGATGCATTTGAGATTTTAAATAGAATAGAAGAGGAAAAAGGTATGTTAGAAAACAAACCTAAAGAACAGAAAAAAGAAAACACGTTTAAGGGGTTTGCTGAAAAAAGATCAAAATAATGTATTTGCAAGAATTATGTAAAATAATAAAACCAATTAAGTCTAACACTTTAAAAAGGTTAAATAAAAGTAAAAAGTGGAAGTACGGGTATAATAAAGAACATGACATAATTATTATAAGTAGAAATGGCCAAATAGGTGATATTTGCGAAATACAAAATTTAAAAATAGCTTTACCTAAACAACCAAAAAAAATTTCAACTAAAAATGATTGTTGGACAGTAGAAGAATATCCTAAAGAACTAAAGAATATAAAAAGTATATTTGATTGGAATAATTATCCTTCCGACTTCAAAGATAAATGGGAAGAATATATTGACGAAGAGTTTGCAAGAAGAGATGAAGGATATTGGTTTTATAATAATGGCAAGGCAACATATATAACAGGTACTCACTATATGTATTTGCAATGGAGCAAAATTGATATAGGGAAACCCGAGTTTAGAGAAGCTAATAGATTGTTCTTTATATTCTGGGAAGCTTGCAAAGCTGACCAAAGATGTTACGGTATGTGTTATTTAAAAAACAGACGTTCTGGTTTTTCTTTTATGGCATCTGGTGAAACAGTTAATATGGCAACAATATCTAGTGATGCTAGATTTGGAGTGCTTTCAAAAACTGGAGCCGATGCTAAAAAGATGTTTACTGATAAAATAGTGCCTATATCTGTTAACTATCCTTTCTTTTTTAAACCAATACAAGATGGTATGGATAGACCAAAAACAGAGTTAGCGTACAGAGTGCCTGCTTCTAAACTAACTAGAAAATCTATACAAAACAGTGATAACGTTATACAGCTAGAAGGTTTAGACACTACTATAGATTGGAAAAATACAGGTGATAATAGTTATGATGGTGAAAAATTAAAGTTATTAGTACACGATGAAAGCGGTAAGTGGGAAAGACCTGATAATATATTAAACAATTGGCGAGTGACTAAAACAACGTTAAGACTAGGTAGTAGAATTATAGGTAAGTGTATGATGGGTAGTACTAGCAATGCTTTAGATAAAGGAGGTGGTAATTTTAAAAAAATTTATGAAGATTCAGACGTCTCAAAAAGAAACAGGAATGGACAAACTAAATCGGGATTGTATTCTTTATTCATTCCTATGGAGTGGAACTACGAAGGATTCATTGACAAATATGGAATACCTGTGTTCGACACACCTAGCAAGCCAGTTGAAGACGTACATGGAGATTTCATCGATATTGGAGTTGTTGAACACTGGGAAAATGAAGCAGATGGATTAAAAAAAGATCAAGATGCTTTAAACGAGTTTTATAGACAGTTTCCAAGAACCGAAGAACACGCGTTTAGAGATGAAGCACAAAACAGTATATTTAATTTAGTTAAAATATATCAACAAATAGATTATAACGATGATTTAAAAAATACTGGAATTGTAAATAAAGGTAATTTCCAATGGGAAAATGGAATTAAAGATACTAAAGTTATTTTTTTACCTGATCCTAATGGCAGATTTTGGGTAAGTTGGTTTCCAGACCCTACGTTGCAAAATAGGTTGCTAGTTAAAAATGGAATTAAATATCCTGGAAATGAGCACATGGGAGCTTTTGGATGTGATAGTTATGATATATCAGGAACAGTAGGCGGAGGAGGTTCTAAAGGTTCTTTGCATGGATTAACAAAGTTTTCTATGGAAAACGCGCCAGCAAATCATTTTTTCTTAGAATATGTAGCTAGACCAGCTACCGCTGAAATGTTTTTTGAAGATGTTTTAATGGCATTAGTTTTTTACGGCATGCCTATGCTTGCAGAAAATAATAAGCCTCGACTTTTATATTATTTAAGACGTAGAGGTTATAGAGGTTATAGTATGAATAGACCTGATAAAGTTTGGAATAAATTATCTGTTGCTGAAAAAGAAATAGGTGGAATACCAAACTCTAGCGAAGATATAAAGCAAGCACATGCTGCTGCTATAGAAACATACATACAAGAGCATATTGGATTAAAGTCTAATAATACATATGGTGATATGTATTTTATGAGGACTTTAAGCGATTGGGCTAGATTTAATATACAGAAAAGAACAGCATTTGATGCTACAATAAGTTCTGGTCTTGCAATAATGGGTTGCAATAGAAATCTTTATAAACCAAACGCTAGTGTTGAAAAACAGAAACTTAATATAAATATTTCTAAATACGAAAATAAAGGTTTTAGATCAAAAATAATAAACTAATATAATGTCAGAATCAGTTTTAAGAAGTTATTTTCCTAGTCAAGTTGCTAGTGATTCAGAAAAGGTTAGCCTTGAATATGGTTTAAAAGTAGCTAAAGCAATTGAGCACGAGTGGTTTAAAAGAGATACTGGAACCAATAGGTATTATAATAATGTACAAAACTTTCATAAGTTAAGGTTGTATGCTAGAGGAGAACAGGGCGTTCAAAAATACAAAGATGAGTTATCTGTTAATGGTGATTTGTCTTATCTAAATTTAGATTGGAAGCCTGTACCTATAATACCTAAATTTGTTGACATTGTTGTAAATGGTATATCTGAAAGAACATTTGATATAAAAGCTTATTCTCAAGACAGTTATGGCGTAAGTAAAAGAACTCAATATATGGAGTCTATGCTTAGAGACATGCAAGCAAAAGAGTTAGGCGAATACTCACTTAAAAACTTTGGTGTTAATTTGTTTGAAAATACGCCAGATGTTCTTCCTGATTCTATGGAAGAACTAGAACTTCATATGCAGTTGTCTTACAAGCAAAATATAGAAATAGCAGAAGAGCAAGCTATAAATACTGTTTTAGAAGGCAATAGATATGAGTTGGTAAGAAAAAGAGTTAATTATGATTTAACAGTATTAGGTATAGGTTGTGTTAAAAATACATTTAATGAAAGCGAAGGAGTAAAGGTTGAATATGTTGATCCAGCTGATTTAATATATTCTCATACAGAATCTCCTTACTTTGAAGATTTATACTATGTAGGTGAATTAAAAACAATACCTATAAACGAGTTAAAAAAACAGTTTCCTAGTTTAACCGATGAAGAGCTTAAAAAGTATAGTCAACAAGCTTATAGAAATGCTGATTTTTATCAAAGAACTGCTTCAAAGTCAAATGAAAGAGATAGTAATAATGTTCAAGTTTTATATTTTAATTATAAAACATATATGAACGAAGTTTATAAAGTAAAAGAAACAGCTACTGGCGCTAGTAAAATAATAATAAAAGATGATAGTTTTGATCCGCCTGAAGAATACGCTGATCAATTTAGTAAAATATCTAGATCTCTTGAGGTTTTATTTGAAGGAGCTATAATACTAGGGACTGATTACTTGTTAAAATGGGGTATAGCTAAGAATATGATGCGACCTAAAAGCGATCATACTAAAGTTAAAATGAACTATTCCTTAGTTGCACCTAGAATGTACCAAGGTAGAATAGAAAGTTTAGTTAGTAGAATAACTGGCTTTGCTGATATGATACAACTAACTCATTTAAAAATACAACAAGTATTATCTAAGGTAGTGCCGGATGGTGTTTATTTAGACGCAGATGGTTTAGCTGAAATAGATTTAGGAAATGGAACTAATTATAATCCACAAGAAGCTTTAAACATGTTTTTCCAAACAGGTTCTGTTATAGGCAGATCATTTACTTCTGAAGGAGACATGAACCCTGGTAAAGTGCCAATACAAGAAATAGCTAATAATAGTGGAGGTAACAAGTTAGCTAGTTTAATACAAACGTACAATTATTATCTACAAATGATAAGAGATGTAACTGGATTAAACGAAGCAAGAGATGGTAGTATGCCAGATCCTAAAACTTTAGTTGGTATACAAAAACTTGCTGCTGCAAACTCAAATAC